TGGGCGTACCTCCGTGATACTAGGTCTCTGATACATATTTTCAAGGACATTTCTACGAGTCTTTGACAGCTTCAACTTGTAGAGGTTATTTTCAGAGAAAGTTGCGAAACATTTCATACTTTATGAGGGTATTAAAGTTTTAACCTTTAGATAAAATTAAATAAAATATCACTTGGTCTCAATGTCCCGTTAATGTGGTAATTATACATATACAGATACGTATCTAAACCTGGTTCGAAATCAAATTTTTTGATAAAGTTATTATTTTCACCTATATTTAAACATAATATCCTATTTATTTTTTTAGCGTGGCAGTGTTTGTTTATTTGTTTGAATAAATCTGTGTAATCGGTTCCCTCATATAAAAGTAAAACAATTTCCATGACTCGATATTTATAATTCATCATATCATTTACCACGTATGTCAATACACCTTTACGTATACCATTTTCCATTATTATAAGTGATTCGTATACACCCGGTTTAGAGGAGTGTATATATTTTGACTGGTATTCGTCAAATATTGGGTAACATTTATACCCGGAACAACTTGTATTGTATAATTGTTTTATATACACCATATCCGTTGAGGTTGAATGCTTTAAAACATGAGAATTATTTGGTGATAATGTAGTATTCGTTGCGTATGAATAAAATTTCATTTTACATATATGATTAAATGGTAACCTTTTTTGTTCTATTTTAAAAATGAACACCTTTGAATATTTGTTAGAAGACTCTTTAGCTGTGTGTGATATAACAAGTGGGGCATAATTTTTACTTCTATGATCTTTGTGTACGGTTAACAAATCAACATAATGAGTATTTATAATATTATTTTTTAGACATAGTTTATATGGTTTAGCCACTATATTGGCTATAAGCATATTTTCGTTTTTTAGGTTTAAAATATTGTCGCCGTTTAAGTAAGGGTGTGATAAATACCAAGAAATATCATTTTCATTGAAAACGTAACCCTTGACGTAATGTATAGATAAAAAGTTAGCTAAAACATTATGAAATGATTTATTATCGGGATCGACTTTCACGAGTTGATTTGGTTGTTTAATTCGAAGTGGAAATGGTATCAGATTGGATATTATACCCTCTTCATTATGATCTCGTGAAACGGGCTGCTTACTCCAATATTTATGCTTTTCTTGAAAGAAGGAAACAAATGTCGATAAAAATCCCATACTTTATGAGGGTATTAAAGTTTTAAGTGCAAATACTATTATAAGATGTCCTCTTACAACGTCGAACCCTGTACATTCATCTATCGTGTATCCTCCCTCGCGAAGGTCGTCGATGGTGATACCATTGATGTGAATATCGACTTAGGATTCGATGTGTGCACGAAGCAACGTGTTCGCCTTCTAGGTATCGACACCCCGGAGTCTCGCACATCGGATAAGGAGGAGAAGGTCTTCGGTCTCCTCTCGAAGAAGAAGCTCAAGGAATGGTGTCTAAAGGCTGTCGCGTCTGAGAAGGATGATATAGATATCGAGCTCAGATGCCCAGAGGCGGATTCTAGGGGTAAGTTTGGTCGCGTACTCGGAGAGGTTTGGGTTTCAGAGGATGGAGTATGGACCAATGTGAATAAATGGTTAGTTGATGAGGGATATGCTGTCCCCTATGGTGCACAAAACAAATCTCTAGTCGAAGGACTCCATCTTGAGAATCGTAAGAAACTTATCGAACGTGGTGAAGTACAGGTGTAAAAAAATATAAGTATATATAAATATAATGAAGATTGATTGGAGGTTTGTTTTGGTTTTGGTCGCAGCACTCATAACTATCATCGCCCTCAAGACCCAGACGGAAAACTTAGATGGTGATGTCAAGGAAGCCGAGGAAGCCGAGGAAGCCGAGGAAGCCGAGGAAGCCGAGGAAGCTGAGGAGACTTACCCAGACGTACAAGGTTTTGTAGCTTCTCTCAGTGAGACCGGTAGCAAGATAAGCTTCACGGACGTTATCACTCTACAGGGAATGAGTAAGGGTATACGAGTAAATGGAGACACCAAAACTTTCACAGCTTGTTCTACTGACTGTACCGCCGAACTTTTCAATGACCCGAAAAAGAAAGATGAGCAGAAAACATGTAAAAGCCAATGTGAGGGTTACATCCGTGGTGTGTGCAAAACTGCGTGTGACCTAGACCCAAAGGACCCGGTATGTAATACTGCCTGTGTGGATTACTTAGAATAAATACGGGTATTTTCGAACCCATAAATTACAAATCCACTTCTCACCAGACTTTACAGGTAACCCACCATGTAAAGCCTTGGACGACATACACTCCCACTTGTTTAGGGTATCGAAAAATAAAGCATCCCCAGCACTCAATTTATACGATTTATTTATATGAGGAAAATGTGTTTCTCCACCATCATAGTCATCATTAAGAGCTAAAATGAATGTATGTATTCGTTTATTTTTGTCACCGATGAAACAATCTTGATGGTATTTGTAATGACCATTTTTCTCATATTTGAGAACTTGTAACTTCTCAAAGTTCGTTACATGTTTATCAGTGTATTTTATACACTTTCGGATGATACGATCTACTATCGGATCATTTTTTGAGAGCCACGCTGTTTTACTTTTCCTAATACTCTCATTAACAATTTTACCGGTTGTGATTTTAGAATCTTCTAGTTTATCTTCAGCGAGTGTAATTATATATCTTCTTTCTTTATCAGACAGAATCCCCTTTATAACCTGTGGTTTTCTATAAAACATCGATATGTCTCGGTGTACTTGAATTATACCTAGATCTTATTATTTGGAATATATCGTTGGAGTATTCTAAAATAAATTCCATCTGTTTTAGTATGTCATCGTGTTTATCTGGTTCGATAATATATTGTCTGAGAAGATCCCCACAAGTGTGAGAGATAAGCTCAAATATATGATAAACCTCTTTTGATTTATCGAGAAACTTCTCTTGTCGTTGTAAAAATATCTTGAAGTTCTCTTCGGATATATCATTTAACATATAACAAATACGTGTGGGTATGTTATCAATTGGTTCTATATTTAAAAATAAAAGCTCTCGCTCCAATTGGTTTACTAACATCATACACTGGAGCATTTCATTCGATGCGTGATTTTCCCTAAGTTCTCTAAAGGTTGGTACCCCTCCACATGGAATGTCACCATGCTCACGGGATGATATCAATTTCTTTTTAAATTCTATAAAATGTGGATTATGAACACGACCAGTATCTATTTCACCTGTCCTCCAATTAAATGCGGTATGACAATTTACACACCACATCTGCATACATCCACTACTTTTATGTATAACTGTACCACATTTAGGACATGATTTACTATCTTTGTTTAAGAGTTGCATAGTTTTTACAATTTCGGAATCACATACATGATCATCACTTTCAGGTTCATTACAATGTTTACAATAGTTAGTACAACACAACCCACAATACCAATCTTCATTTAAAAACCCTTTACATTCTTCCGATGGACACTGACGTGTGAAATGCCTCGTTCCAAACTCCGAGCTTGTAACCTGACTACGTATTTGGTTTAAATGTTGATATGTTTTTTCCATTTCCCTGTACAATATGAGTACTTCTGGATGAATAGTCAAAGTGTCATAATTGATATTATGTGTGTGATGTAATTCAATAAGTGTTTTTTTTTGACGTGTAAGAATATGGCGTAATGATCTCATTTGAAGAATTCTTTCAACTTCCGGTTGTGTTTGTGGCATTAATTGTTTTTCTCGCTCGAATAGTACAGTTTCTCTATGATTTTTATAGTGGGTGTTTCTAAAAACTTTCGTACAAAATGAATCTATAAATTCTCTATTCCAACGTGTCTTACACCCCATACAATGGGGGTCTTCGAATGAAGAAAGTATATATCTTTGACTGCATGAGCGACAACTCGATAAATCACAAAAAGGACATTCAACCTTTTTGTGTTTTACTTTATTGAATGTTTCACAACATACATCACAAGTTGTCATTAATATAAAGGGAGTTTATTTCTTTAAATTACCAACACTTCAATCCTGACATGCCACAAATAGAGACAACTTTTCGTGTGTGTCTGGAATATTATTCTCGTATAACGTTTTCGCAAAAAATAATGTAATTTCAGCATCCCTATATGACATGTACGAATGCCCATACTTCTCATATATCTCTGCGATATTATCGAGGTTATTGTCACACCATTTATCAACATCCTCCTTAGCCATATCGCGATGAAGACCCTTTTCGATGAAATCGGCAACCTCGTCGCTGAGAGGCATGTCGGTAATCACGGTACAGTCGTCGTCGGGATGATTCATTTTAGTTACTTTTTATATATTTTACAGTCGACTTAGGGCTCTTAATCGCCTAGCTTCTGCATTTATCTTCTTTGGGGTAAATCCGGGGTTATTCTTCTTGACTTTCTTCTTCAAATTTTTTAATTCAGCCCTGTTATTGACCCTGCGTTCTTCGCGCGGTCGGGTCTTAGCTTCATTTCTACGAACAGCTCCTTCGATTCGCCCACGAAGTTTTGTTACGTTTGTTCGAGATGCCAAGCGGTCGATATTTCTACCGAAGTTTGTACTCGTGTTCTTTGCTAATTCCAGGAGTTCATCCTTTTTAGCATTTATGAAATTCTCACGAGATCCATACTTCATCTTCTTCTTGGGTTCATTTGAATTTGCATTTGAATTATAGTTAGATACTACAGAGTTTGTATTATTGTTATTGTTATTGTTCACTCTATTCTTTACTTGAATTTCTACAAGCTTGCGTCTCTCATCAACATTGTTCGCAAACTTTACAACTTTTCTTCGGTGATTCATTTTCTCAACTTTGGTTAATCCCATTTTGGTGTATTTGTTTTCAATATCTTTACGGAGTCCAGTCTTTTCATTCAACTTATTCTCAATAGTTTTCAGGTTTTCTACGTTCTTCGCCGCTCTCAACTCTCGTGCCCAAACACCAATTTTACCTTTTAAGGGTCCCTTTCTTTCTAGGAAAACACCATCGTTATTTGGTCGCAAGTTCAATTCCTTTGTAATTTTATTCTTCAGTCTCTCCCTCTCCGAGTTAAAATTTACTTCCTCCGTAAGAGATGTGGCAGAAATTTCACCGTTATTGTTTAAACTGTTTTGTAACTTTCTAGTGTTACTCAATGTATTTGCATTTCGTTTAGCGTTTCCTAGAGTTTGGTTAGTGTTATTGAATAAGTTCATCAACTTCTTCTTGTTCTCATTTGGTAATCCCAAATTGTTTATGTGCTTACTCAATTCATTGGATTCGGAGTTTTTGTTGTTAAATATCGGGTTATTCGTCATAGTTGGTTCGAATGTAGGATTATTGATTTTCGTCGTTTTATTGTTATTGTTATTGTTATTTGAATTCGAGTTATTGTTGTAAATGGGTTTATTGTTATTAGCTAATTTAGCATTGATAATTTCAGATGATATGTCATTCTTTAATTTATTCATAATTTCATTTATAAGTTGATTAGGTTCAGCTGCTCGCCCTCCTAATCTCAGTTTGGGCTTCATTTTTATTGGTTCACTCGATAAAGTATTATTGTTAACTTTCTTCTTATTAGACTGCGTTTTCTTGTTAATATTGTTACCTACATTTTTACGCATAGAGTTCATTATATGGTTGGTTACATTTGTGTTCAACTCTTCATTGACAGTATTGTTTATTAACTCTTCCATCATATTATTCACTTTAGCCTCATTTCTACGTGTAGTGTTCAATTTAGCATCGTTGACTCTATTAATATTGTTACCAATATTATTACGTGTAGTGTTCAAAATGTTATTGGTTACATTAGATTTCACCTTTGTATTATTGTTTAATTTTGTAGACTTAATCGCTTGAATATTTAACTCGTCATTGACAGCGTTATTTATCAATTCTTCCATCATGTTATTTATTTGAGCACTATTCTGCTTATTTGGACCGTTGTTTCGTGTAGAATTCATAATAGTGTTTTTTGTTGAAACTGGTACAAGTTGATTCAACTCATTAATCACTGTTTCGTTTACTAAATTTTCAGTCATGTTATTTATTTTAATACTATTATTCTTGTTAGCAGTGTTGGGTGGAAGTGCTACATTCTTCTTCTTACCACTCTTGAAATAATTCAAGAAGCTTTTACCTTTCTTTTTCGTCGCATTCTCGGTGACTAATTTAGGAACTATATTCTTTTTCGTCGCATTCTCGGTGACTAATTTAGGAACTACATTCTTCTTCTTACCACTCTTGAAATAATTCAAGAAGCTTTTACCTTTCTTTTTCATTGCATTTTGGCGTTCTAATGTAGGAACCACATTCTTCTTCTTACCACTCTTGAAATAATTGAAGAAGCTTTTACCCTTCTTAGGAGGCACATTGGTCGTAGGTTTATTATTCCTATTAGGAGGAAGTGTATTCTTACCTATACCATTATTAGGCCTCACGTTGTTGTTACCAGTTCCACTGTTGGTAGTATTGGGCTTCACGTTGTTGTTGGGCCTCACGTTGTTGTTACCAGTTCCACTGTTGGTAGTATTGGGCTTCACGTTGTTGTTACCAGTTCCACTGTTGGTAGTATTGGGCTTCACGTTGTTGTTGGGCCTCACGTTGTTGTTACCAGTTCCACTGTTGGTAGTATTGGGCTTCACGTTGTTGTTGGGCCTCACGTTGTTGTTACCAGTTCCACTGTTGGTAGTATTGGGCTTCACGTTGTTGGGCTTCACGTTGTTGTTACCAGTTCCACTGTTGGTAGTATTGGGCTTCACGTTGTTGGGCTTCACGTTGTTGGGCTTCACATTGTTTGGCTTCACGTTAGGGGGTCGCGGTGGACCTGGCGTCGGGGGGAGTGGGGGTATTGGCACGACCGTGCGTCCTTTTAAGAAATTTGGTGTTCCACTCGGTGGTCCCCCGACCGGTGGGCCACCAGCACTACCCGATTTTTGCTGTAAAAATGCAGGAGTTGTTATAGGCGGGGGTCGATTAGGGGGTCTAGGGAAAAATGGCACCTTCGCGTCACTTTTTATATTCTTCGATGTTAAACCTCGATTACTCATAAATCTCACGCGTTTTGTGGTCGCTTCAATTAATTCCTTTTTCGTCATGTTATCCGCGTTCTCTACACCAACCTTGTTGGCTATCCGAAGAAGTTCTTCTCTCTTAGTTTTCGGATCAAATAATAGGTCATAATTTCTGTTACCTAATATAACCTTAACCTGTTCAGGTGCAACTTTCACTGCTGTACTTTGTACTGCTGTACTTTGTACTGCTGTACTTTGTACTGCTGTGGGGGTCTTTTTCACTGCTGTGGGTTCTTTGAAAAACGATCTCATCAAAACAACTTTCGCTGCTGTACTTTGTACTGCTGCGGGACGTTGTTGTGTAATTCTTTTCACTGCTGTGACTGGAGACGATCTAGAAGTTTGTTTTCTACCAAGTTTGATGGGTTCTGATATATTCAAAAACTGAAGACGTTTTAGAATTGTATCAGTGAGTTGCTTCTTAGTCAACGCCTCAACCTTCTTGATATTGATCTTTTCAGCTAAATTCTTTAAGACTATTCTACTCGAAGATGTATCAAACAATTTCTCATAATCATTCGAATCAAATGGTGATTTCTTATCCAGTAGATATGTTCTATCTGGGGTAAGAATAAGGGGTGGCAACAGCAATTTTCCTTCCTGGATATTGGTGTATGCTTCACAAATCTTCTTTTTTGTTAGTTTGGTTGTTTTCCCGGTTCTGATTTTAACCACATTCCGGAGAACTTTAACGCTCGTGCTCTTTTTACACGGGTCTGTCATATATTTTAAACTAACAAAAAAAAGTGATTAAGTAGTCAGATATCCTCTGTTAAATAATTGAACTTTTTCTTCATAACTCATATTGAAATCGAATACATCAGTATCTTCAACGTTGATCTCAAGTACTTCTATTGGTGTGTCATAAGTCACCCGATTAGAAAGCGCTGAACGCACGAGGGTTTCAACAAACTGTTTTGGTGTTTGTATATCTTCTTGATACTGTCGATTCATCATAATTTTAATACACGTAACTTCGTGTGGTTTTTTATCAAAAAATGGTGTCAATGGAAATTCCTCTTTCATACCTCCATCGACGTAGGTTTGACCTTCGTACTTACCACATGCAAATATGAAAGGTACCGCCATACTCATACACACGGCATCAATAACATTCATATCTGGATGCGTATCCTTTGAAAAATACACAGTTTCTGATGTATTCATACAAAATGCCGAGATGTATATCTTCATATCGACTTCTTTGAATGTAGGGTCATAACCACATATTTCCACTAGCTTTTTACGGATAGGAGCCATATCAACAAATCCAAATTTGTTAAAAAAGGAGCCCAAACGTATCTTAACAAAATTGGGGATATTAATGGATAATGACGTGGTTAGAATTTCATCTACTGACATCCCCATAGCCAAAAATAAAGTTAATATTGCGCCGGCGGAAGACCCTGAAATTTCCTTGACATTGACAAGTTGAGACTCTCGCATTTTTAGGGCGCCAATCAATGAAAATAGTCCCATTGACGCTGGTCCCAGAATAAGGTACTTCATATCCCTATCTAATAGAACTGAGGAAATTGGCGACGCAATATCGCAAACACCAAGGCGTACACAACGGTGTGCGTTAACACCGATTGTATGCTCGTCTGACCAGAGGCGAAGAGACCTCCTGATTTGGCTGGAATTGTGAGCAGGAGACCGGGGCTTAGTAAGATGAACAGAGCCGTTGTAACGAGTAGATCTGTCTTGGTGAGTACGATACCCATTGTTTTGGCAATTAGGCTGTATACTAGAAAGAACACGAGAGCGTGGAAAAATACGGGCAGTTGACCAGTTTTCCTGTTCATGAAAGATAGTTTTGAGCCGTCGGTGGTCAGAAGAAGACCTGGGCTGAGTGATAAAAAAAGAGCAGCAGGGATCGCAACTTTTTGCGATGTGATATCCGGTAACATTTAATATATACGCATATAATTTTTAGCAAAATCAACGAAATGGTCGATGGTAACACCTCGCATCATCTCCTCATGGAGTCCATTATCATTTATGATGCGCCTGAGACTTTTCCATACATGATTGAGAATCATCTCTTCTTGATAGTCACATGTGATCCCTTCCTGGGGAGAGTCGTGTTCCTCATAACAAAACTCGACAAAGTCGCAAAATGTCCCCGTGTGTTCAATGTGTGCATCGTATAGGAGTGTCCTGATAGTATTCCACATGTACTGTAATTCATCTGAGTATTCGACTTCCCAGTCTTCGATATTCAGAGGAGTGTGTTCATTATTGAACCCCTCGTCATCACTGACGTCGGGATCAAATCCGTTAGTGGCTTCGTATACATATTGGCTCCAAACCATGGTTAGTTACTTATCTTCTTTCTCGGGCTTATCTTTTAAACCGGTTAATGAGAGAGAAGTTGATTCTTTTACTTTAAGACCATCTTTAATGGCATTTAAGGCTCCTTCAACCTTTGCTTCGTCGCCACCGAAAAATTTCAAGAGTCCATCTTTGATAGCATTTTTATTGATACTACCCGTACGAACAGATTTACGAAGGCTGATTTTACCTTTCCTGAGGTTAATGGTATCAATACCCTGTTCAACCATGTGTTTCTTCACATTCTCCTTGAGACGCTTCTCTTCTTGATTGAGGATTTTGATATCAGCTTTCGCTTCAGAAAGTTGTTTGGAAAGTTCGACAAGCTTGGAAACGTTACCTGAAAGGTCAGTTCCAACCGAAGTCATATGTTATTTCTACAGTTTAATCTTTAAGCACACAAACTGCGCTGCATGAGATCGGGGACGATGGTGGAGTTGTTCCACACGAAGGGATCCTTAGCGTTGGGGGGGTCCGCGCGGATCTGCTGGTTGGCGTTACGGAGGGCACCACCGACAGTCTCGGGGAAACCAACCTGGGCACGGGGCTCAAGGAAGTTTTGACCCTTGAGGATGTCTTCTGGGGCAAACTGACCGAAATCTTCCTCGGAAGCAACCTCACGGGGGAGGAGAGAGGAGGCGAGGCCGGTACCCTTCTGCATACCACCGTTCACGGGTGCAGCAGATGGCCCGATGGCCGAACCACTACCCAAGCCGACATACTCACGCTCATTGATGGAGTAGTCGGAAGTCTTGTTAAGGGTAGTGAGTAAGTAGACAACAACGGCAATAGCTACGAGGGTAAGTATCTTAGACTGGTGACGCTTAATCATATTAGCGATCATCTTTATATATTAGTAACAAATTTTTTTTATTCGTCATCGACAAATGCATATTCGTCTGGGTATGTATCGATGATTGGCTCTGGGTGAAGCCTGACCTGAACAAGATTCCATGTGCAAGCGAATGACTTCTTGGCGAACCAAAGTTCAGAAAATTCGAGAATCACATCACACGACTTATCCTTCTGGAGAGTTTCAAAATCCACAGCCTCCTGTTGAGAATTGAAAATCTTGGTGACATCGATACGATCGCATCTCAACTGGTTATCCGATGCACTATGTGTATAAGCTCCCCTGATAACATCTTCGGATAACTCCTTACCAAACCAATCAACCGCATTCTCTTGAGCGGCTGTAACATTTTCAGAATCGATTACTCTGATCTTATCAGCATTCACCTCAGATACGAGGTCAATAAGAATGTCATCGGAAATGTCCGAGATTTTAACACCATTCAACTGAACGAAAACCTTACGCTTATTATCATTACGAACTTTTACAGATCGGAGGCCATCTTCACCTTTGGTGAGGGTATCGAAAATCATTTATACTCTATTTGTGTTTCATTTCTTTAACCCAACAAATGGTATATTAGATGCCTTGTCGAGAATTGATTTAGATAACCAGTCATTTCTGTCCCCCCTGTACCCATACAATGTCTTCTTGATATTGAGACTTTTATTGAACTTTTGCGCATTCTTTGGCCTGTAATTTTGTTCATTTTTCACATATGACTTATTAGTGATAGTTTTCCATTTGAGTGTCTCCACATTGAAACGTTTGTTCCCTGATGATTTTTCGTAATTGTTTCCAACTTTTGTGCCCTGGATAACTGTCTTAATACCATGTACCATCTGCTTAGATAAACGTTCCTTTAGGGGTTCTGTTGTAAATTTACTGTAGTTTCGCGGGTTAACACCGGATGCTTTCTTGATATTAACATTTCCAGATTTGATGCGCACTGTGGGTACCTTTTTGATCTTGTTACGAACCTTTTTGAATATATCATCAATAGAATCACTCTGTTTCACGCTCTTATTAAACATTTTTCCAAGTTTTATGAGACGTTGGCGATCCTTTTCTTTCTTTTCTGGTCGCAACTTGAGTTTATGCATGAGATAAATGTCCCCAATCAAGAACTCTTTACTCGCGACAAAAATCTTATTGTTTACGATCATCTTTCCGGTACTGGCATTACGGTATGTAATCCCCTTCTTCCGCGTTAAAGCGACATCTGAACCAAACTCATCTGGGCGCATGAATGGAATGTCTAAGATACCACCCATCGTGAAATCTTGAATTTTACCAGTTTTTGGTGACAAATACCTAATATTGAGATCCAACGCGAATAACTCTACATCGATAAAAACGTCACCTTTCCCTGGGTCGTTATCCCCCCTAGTTTTCTTTTTCTTGATGAGTGTGTACCTCCTGGTAACGTACGGCCCCTTGTTTTTGAATCCCACACCAAGGAACTTTGTCAACTTACCTTTCTGAGCCAATATACGGTTTTTAATTCGTGTATTTAAGCGACTGGATATTTCCCCAAGTTTATTCCATAAGAGTAGTTTCAAAGCCTGGAGTTTCCCAAAGTATTTCGCATTCGTTTTCATGTGAGGGACAAATTTCGCATCGATGTCACTCGTGACTATACGATCTTTGAATTCTACATACATATTGAAAGCTTCTCCACCACTTATGATGAGATCACCAGACGATTTGAGAAATTCCGTCAGTTCTCCAGTTGTTTGAAGGATGATATCACGGATAGAATCTGTGACAAAAACATAAATCATCTTCTCAAACCCTTTGTCAGGATATGTACTGTGGACACGGTCCCTGAACTTCCTCAAATCTCTCTGTTCATTACGATCGAAATATTTTTTGAGTTTTGAATCTTTGAAAAGTAAATTATCATTCATGAATTTTTCAATGGTCTCTTTTGGGTAAATCTTTTCATCCATTATTATATTGTGATATATTATTATGGACTGTGGCATTATAGACGAATGTAGATGCTACATGTACGAAGGTACGAAGAAGCAATTCTGTGGTGCGAGGAGGGGACCCAATATTTCTCCATGCCCGAGCGCGTGCTGTGCTGGTGGATGTTCTGGACAACCTTTCCGAATTATAGAGAGGCCCAGTCTTAATAAGAAAAAGGACTCTATGTTCTTTACCCGTGATTACCTGTTCGGTTTCTTTACGATAATTACATTATTCTTTCTCGTATTCCATGACTTAAAGATTAAGTGAGTAATATAGATATAATGTCTCTTGAAACCATTCAAACCGATATCGTTGCTCTTCGTTCCGAGGTGAAGACCCTCACCAAGCTTATCCGTAAGATCAAGAACACCCAAGAAGATCCCGATGGTGAAAAGGCGAAGAAGCGTGCAGAGAACAATGGATTTAACCGAAAGCAGGAAATCACGCCTAAGTTGCGGGAATTCCTTGCTCTCCCAGGTGAGGAGCTCATTTCCCGTTCAGAGGTGACCAAGTTCATCAACAAGTACATCCTCGAAAAGGGTCTCAAGCATCCCGAGAACGGTCGCCAGATCATCCTCGACGAGACACTTCGGGTTCTTCTCGCACCCCCAGCTGACGTTGTGGTAACTTACCTCAACCTCCAAAAGTACCTTTCCCCTCACTACATCAAGAAGGAAAAGGCTTAAAAAAATAAAACATATCAATAATAAACAAGATGGTTACTTTCGTTACGAAAGAACAAACCGAGCAACTTGTTGGTACAAAGATCAAAAATCTTGATTTGTACCAAAAGGCTTTTACACATAAATCCGCACTAAAAGAGTATGAACAATTTACTGAATCATTTGAAACACTGGAATTTATTGGTGACTCGGTCCTCGGGTTTGTCATCACTAAGTTTTTGTTTGATCGGTATGAAAGTCGTCAAGAAGGTTTCCTCACGAAAGCTCGTACAAAGCTCGTTCGTGGTGAAACACTAGCTAGTATAGCCAAAACGATGGGACTACAAGCATTGGTTATCATGGATGAAAAAGGTATGCGAAATGGATGGAATAACAATCCAAAGATATTGGAAGATGTTTTTGAGGCGCTGATCGGAGCTCTTTACATGGATCTCGGTCTCCTCCATGCCAAAGAATTCATACTCCGGATTTATACAGACCCAGATATGATTGACTTGAATTCTATAATGATTGATGATAACTTTAAGGATCATCTCATGCGCCATTGTCAAGTGAACAATCATCAACTCCCCGAATACCGTGTCGCTGGTCACCAAGATGGTATTTTTTACATTGATGTATATATTGATAATCAGTATGTAAGTCGAGGTACTGCAAAGAGTAAAAAACACGCCGAACAAGAAGCTGCGAAACACTTTTTTCAGAGAATAGAACACTTTAAAAGACAGGGTCTAGCTTAAAAGATTAGATTCAGTACTATTTAAGATGCACCCCAATGTAAAAGCCCTTCTGGAAATTGAGTTCGCTGCACAGAAGTCTGAAGAATGGCTTGCTCTCCGTGGAAATATGTTGACCGCATCAGATGCAGCCACAGCCATTGGTGTGAACAAATATGAGACACCCGCGGAACTCTTACTAAAAAAATGTGGACTCGGTGAAAAGTTTACCGGTAACGCAGCTACACGACACGGTGAGAAGTATGAGGATGAGGCGCGCATCCTATATGAAGAACGACACAATGAAGTTGTCCATGAACTCGGTCTATGTCCCCACCCCGTACATAAATGGCTCGGTGGGAGTCCTGATGGTGTATCCGAGTCTGGAAAACTTGTGGAGATTAAATGCCCTCCTATGCGACAGATTGTACCTGGGGAAGTACCCATTCATTATATGCCCCAGCTTCAGTTATGTATGGAGATTTTAGACTTGGAAGAGGCAGACTTCATACAATACAAGCCAGCTGAGACCAACTGGCCTAAACCGGAAGAATTTGATGTTGTAAATGTTAAACGGGACCCTGAATGGTGGAAAACCAATTTCCCAATTATGAAGGAATTTTGGGAAAAAGTTCTCTATTTCCGGGAACATATCGATGAACTCCCACCACCTAAGTTGAAGAAGACTCGTAAGAAAAAGGAACTTGAACCAGTTGTCTGTGAAATAGAAGTACTTTCCGACGAAGATTTCTATCACGATGATTGAAGATCAATACACCTTGGCAACAAGGACCCTAAATGGTCGTCTATTCTCACCATACCAAAAGGAGGGTGTATTGTGGATGCTCAACATGGAAAATCAGGAATCGGGACCCAAGGGTGGGTTTCTGTGCGACGAAATGGGTCTGGGTAAGACCGTGCAGCTTATTTCCACAATGCTTGGAAATCCGAAACAACGCACACTCATCATCGTACCCAAATCTATTATCACACAATGGCATGAAGAAATTGGAAAGTTTGCACCCAATTTATCTGTGAACGTGTATGACGGACCAGATAGAAAGATCAATCACTCGTGTAACATCACGATCGCACCTTACACCGTTCTCACTGTAAAGGGTGCCGAGGATGGTGGTGTAACACCCATACACCATGTGCAGTGGGACCGAGTCATCTTGGATGAAGCACACGAAATACGAAACAAATCTTCAAAACTGTTCAAGAGTGTGTGTCGTCTACACTCGACTATCAAGTGGATTGTCACGGGTACACCTGTATTTAACTCAATGAACGATTTTGTATCCCTTTGTGTATTCTTTGGTTTTGACAAATCAAGTGTTCAGGCCATGACCAAAGATATCAAAGATATTTACATTCTGCGAAGAACCAAAGAAGATCTCGCACAAATCAGTGAACGCCTACGATTACCACCGTGTCACTTTGAAAATGTTGAAATTGATATGCTTCCAGAAGAAAAGGCACTCTACGAATACGTTTTTTTGGAGGCACAGGATGTTATCAAAGACGTTTTCAAAGATACAGTGAGTTTGAATTCCAAAAACATGGTCATTTTGGAGTGTCTTCTACGCACTCGACAATGTATGATTTGGCCACAAATGTATCTCGATGGGGTGGCTTCTAAAAACGGTGTTTCACCAACGAAATGGACAGGACGTTCGAAGAAGATGGAGACCCTATTCAGTTTGATTGACGAGCACCCAAAGGAAAAGAGTCTCATATTCTGTCAATTCCGTGGTGAAATGAATCATATTCAGAAAACCTTAAAATGTCCAGTTTTCAGAATCGATGGGTCAGTTTCGAGAGATGACAGGGTTAACCAAATTAATGCGTTTAAACGTGCACCACCAGGAGCTGTTTTTATTATTCAGATCAAAAGTGGTGGCCAGGGTCTCAATCTCCAGGAGGCTACGAGAGTATACATTACCGCACCCGCATGGAATCCAGCCACCGAAATTCAGGCTATTGGTCGGAGTCATCGCACAGGACAAAATTATCCAGTTTTTGTAAAAAAACTGGTATACAAAGAATGTCCACGGTTTGTTAGCGTTGAAGAAGAAATGATGGCGCTTCAGGGCCATAAATCATTGGTTTGTTCTCAAGTCCTGAATGACGAACGGGTTAAAACACAAATTCCCGTGAATCGAATTACTGATAAAATTTCCATATTGGATATCAAAAAAATTTTCAGAGCATAAGATAAATGACTGTTGGTTCTCGTGCAGAAGTATTCCATGGTAACGCTACCCAAACCAGTGGTGGTCTCGTCAAAAAGGACCTCAAGATGAAGGATGGGCGTATTATCTCCAAGGCGGCGAGCAAGGCTTCGAAGAAGTCTTACAAGACCACCGCGTTCAAGGCGTTTGTCGATGCGGCGAAGGCGAAATCCAAGGATGGTAAGTTCCACCGTGTTCCCAAGGAGGGAACCAAGGCGTACGATAAACTTCTCAAGCAGTAAAAAATCTATGTACTAATTAAGAATGACCATAGCGTTATGGAACCACTCTGTTAAGAAGGCGAAAGATCGATTAAATATGGATCGGTCTGCGTTTGTGCGGATACAGGGGAAATTACTGAAAGAAGCCCAGGGAATTTACCATATATTGTTAACTAAACCCATACGTCGTGTGAAATCTAAGAAGTCTAAAAAATAAATGTAATAAAAAATGTCAGTAAATACTAAATGGCTCCAGCCAAAAAGGCGAAAGCTGGATCTTTTATGAATAAGATGAAAAAGCAGGGAGCTGCGATGGCCAAGCAAGCACAATCTCAAGGTCAAGCTATGGCAGCCAAAGCCAAGGCTCAGGGCCCTGGTATGATGGCACAAATCCAAGCCAAGGCGAAGGCTGCAGCTAATCAAGCCAAGGCTCAGGGCCCTGGTATGATGGCACAACTCCAAGCCAAGGCGAAGGCTGCAGCTAACCAAGCCAAGGCTGCTGCTCCCGGTATGATGGCTCAGGTCAAGGCTGCAGCTAACCAAGCCAAGGCTGCTGCACCTGGTATGATGGCTCAAGCTAAGGGTGTAGTTAATAAAGCCAAGGCTGCTGCACCTGGTATGATGGCTCAAGCTAAGGGGAATGTTAAGAACAACAAGACTGCTGCTGCTCCCGGTGCGGTTGTTAACAAGGGGAATGTTAAGAACAACAAGGGGAAGATTGTCAATGTGATGAAAGGATCTAACATTCGAGCTAGATATAAAGGTAGGGCGATAGCCGATAAAGTTCAAGCTGGTGGTCGGAAGATGGCGGAAAATACGACTACGCAAACCCTAACAGCGATAGACAAGGGTCGTAACATGGCGAGAACAGCACATCGTCAAGCTATGAATATGGCTCAACAAGCTCATAATCAAGCACTCGCGAAAGCTCGTCAGGCTGCACAAGCAGATGGCTTACAGTTTGGTGGTGGTGGGATGTTCGGAGGAGGCGGAGGAGGAGGAGGACAACTCGGGCAACTGCTCGCAGAGCCAGGCATGGGTGGGGGGGCGCCCATGAATTACATGGACACCCAAGGCCGTCGTATTATGGAGGGACCCAACGGTGGTGCATTTGTAAACATGCCCGGTGGCACCAGAAATTACAGACCCAATGCGGCTTTTAGGAACCAGGTGGGAAGTGGGATGGTAACACCTGTCAGTGGTCAAGGTGGTCTCCCCCAAAATCTCCGATATTAAATAAGAAATTGGAAACCTTTTAAATTTTGAGGCTCATATACGATGAGTTGATGAAGTTTCCAAGTACACCCGAACTTCCTGTTCAAGAAATACACGCTATTCAGCTCGACGATAGCATGACCAGAATTTCTTGAATAGAGGCCGTTAGTAACCTCCGTCTTCACTGCATTTTTATCTGAATCGTACACACCCGCTTTGATCATATCCTGGTGATCTGTGTCTACTTTTACCCTAAATTTAGGCTCCCTATCTGGGGACTGTTTAACATTTGAATTAAACATGGGAATAAGGTCTTCTTTGGACATATGACTACCAAAAATCTTTTCACTTTGATTTACTACTGATTCTATGATCTTATCCTCAATACCCCTAATACCTTCGTAAAATGACTTAATATAACTATCATCTTCATCATGTCCCTTCAACGCAAAATCGATATTATACTTTGTAGGTCCCACCTCGGGTGTAAATCCCGAAACACCAAATGGCATATACAATCTAGGAAACTGAATACGTAGGGGTGTTCCCTGTTTTGTTGAGAGAACTACCTTCCTATTGTTATATTCTGCGATTTCAAGATTGTTGATAGCTTCATTAATTTTCGCCATATATTTCTATTTATAAGTGTATGCTAAACTTTAAGCTGAACACGCCACACAATCCGGTTCCAAACTAAATTGGATTGGACGGGATTTTGCCTTTGATCGTAGATAATACATACCCGTTTTCAAACCCGACTTCCATGCATACATATGCATGGATGAGAGTTTAGACATAGTGGGACTCTCTATGAATAGATTCATAGATTGTGATTGGTCAATGAACCGACCACGATCCGCAGCCATGTCGATAATACATTTTTGACTAATTTCCCATACGGTTTTATATAATTTTTTGATCGCATCAGGAATATCTACGATGTTTTGGATAGAACCACCAGCCTTCACCATAAGATCTTTCATCTCTTTAGACCAGAGTCCAGCCTTCTTCAGATCTTCTACGAGATGTTTGTTCACTACAACAAATTCACCTGCGAGTGTGCGTCGTAGATAGATGTTTGTAGTGTACGGTTCAAAACATTCATTGTTACCTAGAATCTGTGCGGTAGAAGCTGTGGGCATAGGTGCCATGAGAAGACTGTTCCTGAGTCCCTTGCTCTTAATACGCTCAGCCATTTCGACCCAGTCGTATCTGAATGGGTACTTGGCTTCACCATCCCACATAGATGGCTGGAGAATACCTTGAGAAGCTGGGGAACCCTGGAATGTTTCATACGAACCATCAATTTCTGCCAGTTCTGAACTCGCTTCGAGAGATGCATGGTACATAGTCTCGAAAATCTGTGCGTTCATCAATCTAGCCTCTTCACAATCAAATTCGATACCGCAAAGAATGAAGACATCCGCGAGACCCTGTACCCCTAGACCAATGGGGCGATGTCTCATGTTAGACCTCTTCGCCGTTTCTACTGGATAGAAGTTTCTATCTATGACGCGGTTCAGGTTTTTAGTGACAATTTTTACATTTTCGTGGAGTTTATCAAAATCAAATGTTTTCGTTTCCTTGTTTACATACTTGGGGAGAGCGACAGATGCCAGGTTACAAACCGAAGTCTCATCCTTATCCGTGTACTCAATAATCTCTGTGCACAGGTTAGAACTCTTAATCACACCTAAGTTCTTTTGGTTACTCTTCTTATTACATGCATCCTTGTAAAGCATGTACGGTGTACCGGTCTCAGTCTGAGACTTGAGAATCGCTTTCCATATTTCAGATGCTGGGACAGTTGAATTGGCGAGACCTTCCTCTTCATATTTAGTGTACAGTGCTTCAAACTCATCACCGTACACATCGGATAGACCCTTGGCCTTATCAGGACAGAAGAGTGACCAATCACCACCCTCTTCAACCCTTTTCATAAATAAGTCGGGAATCCAGAGACCGGAGAAGAGGTCTCTGCACCGAGCTTCCTCATCACCTTGATTGAGACGGAGTTCCAAGAAATCCATTATGTCTGCATGCCATGGCTCAATATACACAGCAATAGACCCTTTACGGCGCCCTGCTTGATTTACATATCGAGCTGTCGCATTGAAAACGCGCAACATGGGTATGATTCCATCTGATTGGCCGTTTGTTCCCTTAATTCTCGATTTATTCCCACGAATGTCGTGTATGTGCATCCCGATACCACCCGCCCATTTACTGATTTGGGCACATTCGGTGAGTGTACCATAAATACCGTCGATAGAATCACCCTTATTGGCGATCAGAAAGCAGGAAGACATTTGAGGCCTGGGTGTACCCGCGTTAAACAGTGTAGGTGTGGCGTGGATGAAAAACCCTCGAGACATCATATCATATGTTTCTAGTACAGCCGGAATATCCTTACCGTGAATACCGATAGAAACTCTCATAAATAGGTATTGTGGTGTCTCTACCAACTTTCCATCAACCCTCTGAAGATATCCTTTTTCTAATGTTTTCAGACCAAAATATCCAAATTCAAAATCACGGTCACTTTTGATATATTCTTTGACTTTCTGTGCAACTTCAACAACTTCATCTGTAATAATATCAGCCTTGTGAAGTTTTCTCATGGCGAGATGGAAGTTATTGGGACACACCTTTTGGATGTTACTCGCAATAATACGAGTGGCGAGAATTTCATAGTCAGGGTCTGAAGTAATCATCCCGATACAAATTTCAGCTGAGAGTGTATCAATTTCTTGAGCTGTGATATTATCGTACATAGACGAAAAAACTTGTTGCGCAACCTTAGACGAATCGCAATTTCCTGATAGATCATACGTTAAATTCTTGATCCTATTGGTGACATTATCAAATTTCATATCCTCAATACGACCTGAGCGTTTAATAACTCTCATATATCTATTGTTCACTTTTAACTTTTAACTTACTTCTTACACTCAAGATCTTTACTTCTAACAGAAACCGTTCCAGCCACTTCCATTTTGCGGTTAGGTTGAAGAAGATACGTGTTTACGAAAAATGGGCCAGTCTCACCTGCCTTAGCAACTGGTGCATACGAACCAACGAAGCATGCTGGGGGTTTGCAATTGATTTTAGATTCCTTATTTAAGGTGGGATGTTGGGCATATGCCTCATCGAAGTCAGACATGTGCAGCATTTACTATTTACATATAATTTTTTTCGGCGAGTATATTAAATGAGTTACCTCAATTCCCTCAAACAAACCAAGACTCCACTGAACTCACTCTTTTTTTCTGAGTTCAATACTGAAATGCTTCAGCGTGGGATTCGTCAGGGCTTCAAAAATAAGACTGGTATAGCCATAGATTATCAAAATCCCGACGATTTGTACAGTCTCATGCGTGTTGTATTTATCAACAACTCCGGTGATCACAACGTGGAAGTTAAGAAGCAGGTCGCGTACATGAATGCTCGCGTCATTGATATGGCGATGGGCCAGATCCAGACTGGTGTATCCCAATACATCGCTTACACTAAGGAAATAGATACAACCAGGACCCTACTGGATCGCCCAGTCAATACCAGTACCACTGGAAATAAATTGGACAAGAATACAAAAATAGGTATCAACTAGTTTAAAGTTATACCACGATGGTACATTAAGTATGAGTCTTAACTACTATAAAACAGAAACCGAAAAGGTGTGTAGATCAAAGGGGTGGGATCGTGCTCCTATTGATACAGTGTGGCTTCTATTAACGGAAGAGTTTGGTGAATTGGCATCGGCTATTCGTCAACACAAAAGAACTTTTAAAAAAACAAATCTCAAAAAGGAACGGGGTACTGACATCATGATGGAAATGGGTGATGTATTCAGTTATCTCTTTCAGCTTGCACATATGTTAAATGTGGACCTAGATAAGATGTGGTGTGAGCACAAAATTAAAATGAGAGATAAGAAATATAATCTAAACTAATAACAAAGTATGAGTTCATATATGCTCAACGATGAAGACGCAATTAATGACGTTAATCCATTTGTCACACACGATTTCTCCCTTCCAGGAGGTGTACGACAGATGAGTGAGTTTGAAAATTTCTCAGAACTAAAGAAAACTATATCTAAACCGGTCTCTGTAGATGACCGTAGTGTATTTTGTGAATTTGGGTTGTGTGATGACCAATTAAAGCCCGTAGTCCGCGAAGGGGTTATTCACCCAAAAAGGAATATAGATACTGGTTTCACTTGCCCATCCAAAAAGGAGAATGTTGTCAAAAAACGGAGAAGGCCCTATTTCGGTATGTTTCTCTGTATGTTAGTTATATTTCTGCTTGTATCATATTCAAGACGTTAATGAAGTAGTCTAGACGACCAGGGTTTGTACACTCCTGAATTATATCAGCTAAGTATTTTTTACAAAACTTCCTCATAAAATCCACTTGCCAAGCACTGTTCATATTGATAATCGGTGGCTGGAATGTGGGATCCAATATTTTACTCGAATGTGCGAGACGAATACAGTCATAGTCTTTTGTCAATAGCGTTTCGAGAGTGAGTTCGGCGATTTTCTGCTGGACTTCAACAGTTCTCTTCACCATTGTGTCCATAAACTTCATGTATGAAATACTCCTCTCATTGCAATTTATTTTGGTCCAATCACCGTTAGGTTCTGTATACATGTAATCGACATATGTATCGTATTTATTATCCCTCTTTATAAAACGATCATATACAAGTTCTATGTAATTCATGTTAGAATCTACATCATAAACTGATGTCGCACTCTTAATGTAGCAAGTCATGTGAATATAAAGTGAATCTACTCTTTAAACACCTAAGTGGGGTACATGGAGCATGTAAAGTATGCTCCAAATACAATATGTATTCATCTATCGCAAACAACAGTTTTTCTTATCTCTTGACACTGGATGAGTTTCGCAGAGCTTTACCAAGTGACTTGATGCCTTCATGGATAAAGATTACGACGATTACCATGATATCGAGTTTTGTCCAAAAGATTAACATCAAGAGACTTCGTTCCATTTTTGAGGACATTGGTTCTTACACCATGAAACGATCAGGGTCGGGTAACGACGGAGGGTTTCACTGGAAACTGAAACCGACAACATTTTACAATCAGGTTACATTGACATATCACGACAGTTACAGTACTAAATCTGTAAAAGTGTTCCCCAATGGGAGTATTCAAGTCGCTGGCTGCTGTGATCTCTTTGACTGCAAGCGCATCATTACACAGCTTACATACATTTTCAAGACTTTTCTTGATATAGACCACGATATCCCAGAAGACTCATTTCGTGTCGTGATGATAAATTCAAATTTCAGTTTAAATCATAACGTGAATCTTCATGTGGTTTCTAACTGGTTTGAAGAGTACTCAGACATTTTCAAGGTGTCATTTGAACCAGATCGTTATTCCGCTGTCAAGATCAAGTTCAAACCAGCGAATGATATGAAGGAAATTACTTGCAGTATCTTCAGTACCGGTAAAATTATCATCACTGGTGCAGAGACTCTGAAAGAAATTGCATTCGCCTATAACATTGTTAATCAGCATATCAATGAAAATCCTGATATACGTGTATCCCGGACACAAGAAACGGATGTATTTGACATATATCTCGGTTACAGATGTGACCCTTTTGTGGATCTTCTCAAGAAAAAAGGTTTCAAATCGTGGATACAGACAATCAACAACCGACGAATTAATTTCTAATTTTATAGTAACAATATGTCTCAACGACTTGGAATGGCCGATGGACGATGCTTCACTGTGAACTCTTCAGCCCAGTTGTTCAACAACTATGTCATGAAGCAGAACAACATTACCTACGAGGATAATTACTCTTACCGCCAACTTCTTCAGAAGTCTGGTCCCGAACTTTTCAACAAAATACAAGCGGCTAACCAGGGTACTGGCCCATGTGTAGACTGCAACCAACCTCTTGTTAATACCTCTAAAATTTATTAATTTATATGAGCTAAATTACGAAAAATACTTTACTACCCTACTGTAGAATGCCCATATGTGCTATATGTCTCGGTGAAGTCCGATCGACGAGGTCAAATCCTCCGATCAGATGTGGACATATATTTCATCCCCACTGTCTACAGTCATGGAAAAACCAAGGTAAGAACACGTGCCCCACATGTAGAAAAGTGTTTGACGCATCTCAGTTTAGTATTATAGTTACGATTCAGAACAATCACACAGCAGCCGCAAACTCTGTGTCATTGAATGAAGAATCTATATTTGATGTATTAGATCTATTTGATATCAATTTTGATGTTGAAAATCAACCTGACCTAGACAGTATTCTTGCCGATCTTGGGATGGGTCTTTCCGACTTTGATCCCTCTGTTTTTGACACAGAATGACCCACAGTACAGTTTATAATTCAATGATGAATAATCCCTCGAAGATTTTCGTGGATCCTTGATCATTTTACCCCGAGCATCTTTCAGGAGAGGACCCGTAGCCCAGCCACGCTTATGACTAAATACATTGGCACGAAAAACGATACGTTTGCCAACCTTGAAAGTTCCAGCCTTTTGAATTCGGGAGATGGGAATTTTGAAGAACTTTGCCACTGAAGTAACAGTGTCACCTATTTTGATCTTATACTCGATGACACCATGTTGCTTATAGAAATGGAAGTCACCATGTCGAATATAATTTGTCGGTCTCCCAGGTGAGACGAACATCATAACTTTGTAATACCCCTTTTTACACTTTTCATTTGCTCGGGCTTTATAAACCTTTTTCGGGTTATCAGAAATAACGCGGTCTGACAAACCCTTACATGAGGTGTAGTTGTGACCTTTATTAGAAAGTCCTGACCGATCACCTGGAATAGACTTTTGCCACCTATATGCTTCATAATCCCCCACAGCATAGGCGTAGCAATTATTGCTCCCGACACCTTTTGGAGTAGACCATTTCCTATCTGAAAATGTTGGTTCTGAACCACTCAGGGGGAGACTGGTCATCTTAGTATATATTTAGAAAAAAAATATCGACATGTAATAAATGATTAAAGACGTTGTAAATTCCGAGACTCGCACTGACATGGTCAGAGAGCTTTTGTTGTACACCTTGGCCCTTCTTATCACCACCTTCTTGATCCGTCTTCTTTGGAACCGGTCTCTCGTGAAACATATAACTATACTCAAACCTATTAACACTCTTTCGGAAGCATTTGTCCTCTCTATCGCCCTTAGCGTTGTACGAGGCCTTTAAAATTCAGTGTACCCGATACTCACTTGACCCTCAGGGTGAACCATATAAGGAAATCCCGCAATACCATCACACGATTCCTGGTTACAATTGATAAAGACATAGTGTCTCTTCGTATTATTTAAATACTCCAACTGTTGACGAGTCCATTTACACCCCGTGGTCCCGTAAACCGTCCATTTTCTAATCCCTTGCACCTTCTGATCAAAAAGCTTCTTTTTCCCCGTCTGACAGAGAATGTACATGTTCGCAATGATGAGTATTACGATCAGTAACATTTTTATAATATGCATATATTATTTATTATCTAGCAATCCCCGGTCTCTTCTTGGGTACCACCCCAGTTTTCATCGCAGCAACTGCACGTGCATACGCTTTAGCCTTATTTACTGGTGTCTTTG